ATTAGAGCTTGCGATTAAGCGTTTACAACGATGGGTTGAGGCGTTTCCGGTAGCAGATGTTACAATCGGAAACCACGACCGCATCATTAGCCGCAAGGCGTTTACTGGGGGTATTCCAAAGGCGTGGATAAAATCGTTTAACGAAGTCTTGAACGCTCCGACTTGGAACTTTGCCGACAGAGTTGTTTATGACGATGTGCAGTTTGTTCACGGTGAGGGCGGAACGGCTCGAACCAAGTGCCGCGCAGATATGCAATCAACGGTTCAAGGACACCTTCACACTCAATGCTATACGGAATGGTACGTTGGTCAAAACTTTAAAGTGTTTGGCACTCAGATAGGTTGCGGAATTGACAACGACAAGTACGCATTCGCCTACGCTAAACGAGGCAAGAAACCAGCTATCGGATGCGCGGTTGTTATTGGTGGTAAAACGGTAGTTAACGAACTTATGGAGTTATGATAATCTTTCTTTTAACGATTTCGCTTTGCCTTCTCTTGCTGGTTGTTGCCATACTTTTATACATCGGTTACAAGGTTAGGCAGTTCGAGGACACTCAGGAGGTAATCTTCGATGCTGCGGTAAACGCAGAGGATATGTACAAGGAGATAGAGATGAACCAAGAGGCGATAATGAACGCCCATTTCAAGCAGAATTGAGTTCAAACCGAAAATAATTTCACTTTTTTTGGTCTAACTATTGTGATTATTCAAAAGAATAGTTTTATATTTGAGCCATCATTAACGGGGTAACCCACTAAAAACAGAACAAAATGAAAACGCTATTTGAAAACGATTACTGCAAGATTGTAGAAAACACAAAAGGGGAATGGTTTAGATTAGACAAGATACTTGGAACAAGTATGAAGGTAATGTCCTACTTTGATAAGAATGGTAACTTCATCGCTCACCAAGACAGATAAGGAAAAACGGGGCAACCATAAGAACGCCCCACTTTAAAAACAGAACAATGAAACCAAACTACACTAAACGCTGTCTAAACGTGGTTAATAGCTGCAAGACACGAGCGCAACTTAGAAGCGCAATTAACTACTGCCTATTAGCTAAATGCTACAACGTGGCAATAATCAAACACGCAATTCAAGACAAAGTATTAACTTTAAATTCGTAAATTCAAACCTTTAAACAACAGAACAAATGAATCAAACGCAAAAAGAGAGGTTGCAACACCTCGCAAAAGAGAACGGTCTAAACAAGGACCACTTCTTTAAATCACCTCAAGGGTTTGTAATCATAACCCGACAAGGAATAGAGCGCATACAAGCGCAAAGAGGCATTCGAGTAACTTACGATGTGGTCAGCTTGTCCGATGATCTAAAGCACGTAGTTATCAAAGCTACTGGTGAGATGGCGCGACCTGACGGCTTACCCGTAACAATGGAAACTTTCGGAGAATCTGCACCTGACAACACGCGGCAAAAGTACCCGGTCGCTATGGCAGAAAAGAGAGCGTTAGCTCGTTGCATCTTGAAAATTTCGGGAATGTATGAGTTGGGTGTTTTCAGCGAAGATGAATCTGATGACTTTAAACGAGCGTAAGATGGAAGATATTTTTGAAGCAATAAGCAACTCCGAACAACGCTCAGAAGAATGGTATGCACAAAGATTAGGGAAGTTCACAGCTTCCAGATTTGGCGACCTTATGACCAACGGCAGAAAGAAAGACGAAGTACTTGGTCAAACTGCTATCAGTTACATTTATGAGAAGGCGGCAGAAATTTTAACTGGAGAACGTAAGGAAACCTTCGGTGCTGCACTTGATTGGGGCAACGAATACGAACCAATCTGCAAGGCGTATTACTCAGAACTCAAAGGCGTAACCATTGAAGAGATGCCGTTTGTTGAAATTAACGAATACTCAGGGGCAAGTCCTGACGGAATGGTTGACGGAGAACTAATAGAAATCAAGTGTCCGTACAACACCGCGAACCATCTAAAGACCGCTTTCGAGGGTTACATCGACCCAAAGTATGTTTGGCAGATGCAAGGTCAGATGCTGGCAACTGGAGCAACGGCTTGTCGGTTTATTTCATTCGACCCACGCATAAAGGACGAACGCTTTAAACTCATCGAAATCCGAGTAGAAGCGGACATTGAGATGCAAGAACAACTCCGCGAACGGTTAGCGTTTGCAAATAATTATCTTCGTAAACTATTGGAGCAATGAGGACGATTAAATTCAGAGGCAAGAGAATCAAAGACGGGCGTTGGGTTTACGGCTACCTTTCGGGGGCTTGTCAGATTACAACAAAGTTACAGTCATCACAGGGTAATTCCGTTCATTTGGTTAAGCGTGAAACCATAGGTCAGTTTACTGGACTTTTCGACAAGAACGGTAACGAGATTTACGAGGGTGATTTAGTAAATTGCCGAGTCCCGTTAGAGCCAAAACCTTTTTACGCCTGTTCAGTTGAGTTCTTTTCTGATGGGTGGAATTTTATCAATGATGATTCCGACATTTGTGACTCTCCAGAGATGATTGAAATATTAGAAATCATTGGAAACGTACACGAAACAAGTAACCTTTTAAACTCAAAATAATGGAAAACAAAGTAATTTTTGTAGATGGCTTGAACGTCTACACGCCAAACAGCAACGCTCCTGATTGGATTAAAGCTGATATGGTTATTAACCCGACTAAGCTGGTTAAGTGGCTGGAGCAAAACGACCAATACCTCAAGGAAGGTAAACACGGTCTTGAGATTCGTCTTCAAATTAAAGAGTCAGCACAGGGCAAGTTATACGCCTCAGTTGACACCTACGAACCGAAGGCGAAGGTAACTTCTAAACAAACGGTAGTTGAAGAAGAAGGCGACCTCCCGTTCTAAAATTGTCAAAGATTTAGATGCAGTCTTTAGCCGTTACATACGGTTAAGGGCTGCAAATCTTGACGGCTTTGTAGAGTGCTACACTTGCGGCAGAAGTTACCACTGGAAGAAAATTCAATGCGGACACTTTATGTCAAGAGCAAGGTATGCTACGAGATGGCACGAGGACAACTGCCGACCGCAATGCTACGGCTGTAATGTAATGCAGCAAGGTCGCCAATACGACTTCGGGTTAAACTTAGACCGAGAGCGCGAAGGGTTAGCCGAAGATATGCACGAGCTCAGCTTAACGACAGTAAAGTTTGCGACGTGGGAACTGGAGGAGATTCTTAAAGAGTATAAACAGAAGGTCAAATCCTTAGAATCCTAAACTTCCTCAACTTCCTAAGTGATATTTTTTTGCCGTAGTGTTTTGAATATTCAAAAGAATAGTTTTATATTTGACGACATCAAACAAACAAAAACTACCAAGTAATGAAAACAGTAACAGTACCAACAGAAATTTTAGAAGCAATTAAAATCGGTTTTGGAAGCAAATACTTTAACAATCAGATTGATGCTACAATGAGCAATGTTCACATCAAATTGAGGATTGAGAAAATGATTCAAAGAAAGATGACTGTGACATCTTACACGGATGGTGTTAACGAGTTAATTGTAGTGGGTGAAGGCATGAATCAGCAACACTTCACAGGAACGGCAATTATCAGCGCATAACTAACTTGGTAGGTCGGGGGCGATAACCTCAAACCCATTACCACTAAAAAAAAAGAAAAATGAAAACACCAGAATTTTATAGAGTGAATTGGAACGGTTACACCGTAGAAGTAAACGCATACGTTGAACACGATGACGTTGAACTAGACGAACTAACTTTTGAAGATGAAAGCGGTAACGAGCCGACTAACTTACAGCTGTTATTAAGCCTAACACCTTCTCGCGGCAACACGGTCAAAAACCCTATTGAAGAACTTGAAGATTTGGTTAGGACGGCTGACGCTGAAAAGCGACAAGATATAGCAGATGGTACTTATTATTCAAGCTGTGATTAAAAAATGCCTACGGCTATGAATTGAAGCCGTATAACAAATGTTCGATTCAAAGAAATAACTTTAAAAAATAAAAAATGATAGAAAACATATAATTATTAAAAAATATAATATATGAGCAATCAAAAAAAATGCAAATGTAAAGAGCCAATACTACAACCACAAACAAAACAGTGTGGTAAATGCAAGTTGTATATTGATAGGGTTAGGCATATACTATTAACGAACCCAAATGAAGCCTAACGACCACAGCTAAAAAACGTAATTTTTAACGATTAAATATCATAAAAATGAAAAGACAAGAAATACCTGAATGGCATGGAATAACAGAATATAGAACGCCTGTTTTTGAGCAATACGAGTTTGATTTTAAGATGCACGAGAACGCAGAACCTTTTGACCCTAAAAGTAGAAGGGGTATAGATGTGGCTTCTTTAAATTATGCCCGTGAAATAGTAGGAGACCCAAATAACGATAAATGGCTTGAAAGACGTAAACTGTCAGATGCTTTTAAGATGGGGATTGAATTTGCGAAGCGTCATCTAAATGGTGGCTAACTACTTACTAAACGTAACGACAAATTTGACCTATCAAAGAAATTCTAAAAAATTTGCCTTAGTATTTTGAATATTCAAAACAATAATATACATTTGACAAACTTTAAAACAATGATAGAGATACCAAAAATCGAAGACGTAGAAGCAGAAGCGTCAAAAAAAGGAATTACAGCTTACCGAATAGCTAAAGATACGCGGCTATCAACTCAAACCGTTTACGCTTACTTTAAAGGCGAACGGGTCAGCGTAAGAACACAAGAAAAAATAATCAATTACATAAACAAACAATGAAAAAACAATTAACACCAGAAGAATTTGAGACGTTAAACAATTACAAAGTCTTCCAAAAAAACGTATTCATAGCATTTAACGAGATTTGCTACGCGGCAGAAAACAATAATCCTGATGTCCTTAATGTACATTCGGGTATATCAGAAGTAATGATAGGTGGAGTAACGTATGAAATTCAACTATCACTTATATCAAATAAAAAGTCTTATGTCGGTGAAAGCGGAATTATGTTTTCAGAAGTAGTAAAAATCCACGACTAAATATAAGGTAATGAACTACTACAACACGAACAACGAAAAAGGAGCGACTCTTAAAATGTCGCAAGAGAAAGCTAAAAGTCAGGAACAAATGGTGCTGGATTTTTTCAGAAGCCACGACCAACTCGGTGTAACTCCTGAGCGAGTGCTACGGCACTTTAAGATAATGGAGAAACTAAGCGAGAGTAGATGGCACAACACACCAATAACATCTATTAGACGGTCTTTTTCAAACCTAAAAAACAAAGGGTTAATTGAGAAAACAAATAGAACCATCGAAGGAGATTTTGGCAAACAGATAAATATTTGGAAATTATGCAAGTGAGAATTACAGAAGAACTGCAAAAGGAGTTATTAGATGCTCTCGACCTTGCTAACGCTTATACTGGGTTGGAAGTTGACCACCTAAAAGCCATCATCAACGGTCAGGTAGACTACTACTTTTTAGATGAGCGCATCACGAAAATCATCAATCGTGTTTGTAAAGCTACTGGGTTTAGTTACGACATTCTAAAATCTAAAAATAGAAGTATCGACATTAGAACCGCGCGGCAGTATGCTATTTGGCGTATCCACAAAGAAGTTTACGGAATGGGGTATTCTTTACAGGCAATTGGTAAGTTATTTGACCGAGACCATTCAACGGTCCTGCATACCGTTAAGGCTATCAATGAACTGAAAGATGTTCACGACTTTCTATTTACTCAGATAAACAAGAGATATAAAGAACTGGAAAGTAAGAGTGCTTGATTTTGTTATGATAATGTTTGGATATATTAGGGAAAAATAATTAAATAAATAGAACAAATGGAAATCATCAAGTATTGCGGAAACATAGACACGTCAAACGTTAATAAATGTGTTGACACGCTTGTTTATATGTTGTCTAATTATACAATAGAAGAAAAGTTCTTCATGCGTTACAACGACAACTATCCAGCGTATGATAAGAAGATAGTTTGGGCAAACTTCAACCCAATCAAAAAAACTGAAAACGGATATAGGTTTTTCGGGAACTTTGAGGGGTACTCATTTGCTTTTCACATTGAAACCGATGACAAGGAAATAATTAACAGACTTGTTAACGCCATAAGAAACAACGATGGCTGGTCTATGTATTACGAAAAGCATAGAATTTGACTTCCAAGTGGCACAATTTTGTATATTTGCTACTTACTAATGAACGCCTGACAAGCGTTGTAATTTAGACACAGATGAAACTGAATTTATCTATTGTGGAGGGAAGTAACGAAGGTCGCAGCGTTCTGTGTCCGCTCTCTTTGTTTCGGGCTGTCAACCCGACCCTCCACGATTTTAAGACACACAATGGCTGAAAACAAAAAGTCGTTCATTCTGTACTGCGACCAAAAAGGAGTATGGGATAAATTAGATGATGCTCAAGCTGGGCGTTTAATCAAACACATTATTTCTTATGTCAATGATGAGAACCCAGTTGCTCCTGACTTCATTACTGAGTTAGCATTTGAACCAATCAAATCAGTTCTGAAACGCGATTTAAAGAAGTGGGAGAAGCAACAAGAACAACGCTCGGAAGCTGGTAAACGCTCCGCAGAAGTTCGTAAACGAAATGCTAAACTCGCTGAACGAGATTCAACGACCGTTAACGACCGTTCAATTTCGTCTACTGTAAGTGGTAATGTAAGTGTAAGTGTTAATAATAATGATATATCAATAGGGAGAGATTTCGACACTTTCTTTGAAGCCTACGGTAAGCAAGTGGACAAGATACCTTGCCAAAGGGAATGGCTGAACATCGAAAGAGAAGAGCACGCTAAGATACTGGAGCACGTTTTAAAATATGTAAATTCAACGCCTGATGTGAAGTTTAGAAAGAAGCCATTGAATTATCTTAAAGACAGAACTTGGTTAGACCCTGACCTTCCAAATCAGAACAAAGAACCAAAGGTTGAACGCTATAAACCCAATTTGATATGAGCATCGAGAAACAAGTACTTGGAAGTCTAATTGCAAACCCTGACAAGTTCATAGAGGTCAGCGAGATAATTAGCGAGAACTCATTTATTGACGAGGATGCAAAGAACGTCTTTGCCGTATTCAAAAAACTTTACGAATCGGGAAGTAAGATAAGCCTTGTAATACTTCAGCAACGGGTCAACCAAACAGACCTACCTTGCAACATTACCGACCTGATTGACTATATGGATTCGGGTTCAGCTCTTTATGAGCATTGCCAGCTTTTAAAAGAAAACGAGGTAAAACGTGAGCAGTCTAATTTGGGAATGTCTTTGGTTACTCGCGCTGGAAATATAAAGCAAGACCCGTTCGAAACCAACGACTATCTGATGGACGAGGCGGAGCGCATTGTATCAATGGTTGACTTTGGAAAGACCAACACCAACATAGAACTGATAAAAGCAGTTACCAAGAAGATGGAACTAGCAAGCCAAACGAGTGGGATAACTGGGTTAAAGACTGGATTCAAAGACCTTGACAGAGTTTACGGTGGTAGGCAAAATTCAGACCTGATAATAAAAGCGGCTCGTCCAGCAATGGGTAAGACCGCTCAGGCACTTTGCGAGGCAATGAACATAGCTTTCGAGGATAACAAGAAGGTCATCTTCTTCAGCTTGGAGATGAGTGCGGAACAGTTAATGCAGAGGCTTGTCAGCATCCATACAGGAATACCTTTAAGCAATATTCGTAGCGGAAGGTTAGACCCTGACCAATGGGACAGATACAACGTGCAGGTCAACTATTTGATAAACGATAACTTGATAATTGTTGATGACGTTTACACGCTGAACGGAATTAGAACGCGTTGCAAAAAGTTGAAGATGAAAGGACAATTGGATGCGATTTACATTGATTACCTTCAACTGATTAACCACAAGGTAGCTGCTGGAAGGTCAAAAGAACAAGAGGTCAGCGAAGTATCACGGGCTTTGAAGATGCTTGCAAAGGATTTAAATGTTCCTATCGTTTGTCTTTCTCAGCTTTCACGAGCAGTTGAAACAAGAGGAGGAACGCATAAACCACTATTATCAGACCTAAGAGATTCAGGCGCAATTGAGCAAGATGCCGACATTGTAGAGTTCATATACCGACCTGAGTATTATGACAAGGACAATTCGGAACTGTTCGGAGTTGCCTACGTGATAATTGCAAAGAATCGAAATGGGGCTTGCGGTGATATCGAAATGAGATTCAGACACGAATGCACACGGTTTGAAAATGTTGGTGATACGTATGATGCACCTATTGAACAACCGAAAAATGTAATGAAACCATCTACTAACTTTGAAGCACCTTTCTAATGGGACGACCAAGACATATCAAGGAAATAATCCAGTCGATGACTGGTAACAAATATCAATCCTATCTTCAGTCTGATGAATGGCAACGTAAAAGAACACGAGTTCTTCAGCAACGAGGAGCAAAATGCGAGGTATGCGGAATCAAGCACAGACTGCAAGTTCATCACTTGACATACGAAAGACTCGGAAACGAATTACTTTCTGACTTAAAAGTGTTATGCTGGGCTTGCCACG